AATCTCTATGGAATGCGTTTAAGCCGTACCTTGTAACAGATGGTTTAAATGTCACTTTGCGTGAAGATGCTCCACAAGAAGCTAAAGATGCTGAAGCACTTTACAGTAAGCTTAGAGAGAAACAAAAAATGCAATATCTAAAAAATAGTGGCATAATCTAACCGCTCCGTAAAAAGGGCGGTTTTGTTATATGCAATTCACAAAAACAGCATAAAATTACGAATTGAGCATTTTATAATCGACAGCAATGTTGATTATAGGGTGCTTTTTGTATTTAAACCCGTCGATTTCGACCGGTTTAGAAAGGTGGTGACAGAATGAAAATCAGAGTAACAACAGCATTTAACGACAGGCAGAACGATTATGTAACCCGACCTGTGAATGAAGTTTTTGAATGCTCAGAGCAGAGAGCAAAGGAACTCATTGACGGCGGTTTTGCAGAAGAGGTCAAGTCTGACGCTCCCAAAAAGCCGAGAACCAAAGCAGTTAAAACAGAAAAAACAGAAAAAGCGGATTAAGCACTTTACGAATATGTAAGGTGCTTTTTTATTGTCCGAAGACATTAAACTACGGGAGACACCGTGCAAAACTGAAACAGAGAGACACTCTATAAACTGATTACGGGAGACACCCGAAAAACTGAAAGGATATGAAAAAAATGGCAGAACCAAATCCAACACCAACTCCCCATGAACCGACACCTGCACCGCAGGGAACACCGCAGGGGAACGCTCCTGCCTTTGATTATGACAAGCTCGCAAGCCTTATTACAGGCAAACAGAGCGTGACAGAGGACACCGTTTTGAAGTCATATTTTAAGGAGCAGGGATTGTCAGCCGATGAGATGAAAGAGGCTATCGGTGCTTTTAAAAAGCAGAAAGCCGAGAACACTCCCGACTTTGCAAAAATGCAGTCGGAAGTTGAATCTGCAAACAACGCAAAGCTTATGGCAGAAGTCAACCAGTCGGCAACCCTCGAAGCCGTAAAACAGGGCGTTGACATTGCAACCGTTCCGTATGTGCTTAAAATTGCAGACTTTTCAAAGGCTGTGACAGACGGCAAGGTCAATGCGGAAAAGCTGACAGAGGCTGTTAAAAAGGTGCTTGACGATATCCCCGCACTCAAGGGCAAACCTGCCGAGAACGGCACAGGAGTTAAGAAAATCGGCGGTGACGGCAACGGTACATCGGACGGTACAAAACCAAAGGCAAATGTTCCTACCAAAAAATGGAACAGATTTAATATTTAACCAAAGAAAGGATTGAAAAAATCATGGCAAACACAAATAACTATGCCGAGCAGTTCAGCCCTGACCTGCTCGAAATTCTTGTTCAGGGCACACTTACATCACCATTCATCACTTCAAATGTAAAGTGGGTTGGCGCAAGAACTTTCCACTTCACACAGATGAGCACATCAGGCTTTAAGAACCACAATCGCAACGGCGGTTGGAACAAAGGCAAATATACACAGACAGATGTTCCTTTCACTTGCGAGCACGACAGAGATATTGAGTTCCTTGTGGATAAGGCAGATGTTGATGAAACAAATTCGACTGCAAGCGTTGAGAACATTTCAAAGACATTTGAACAGACACAGGTTGCTCCCGAAACAGACGCACTTTTCTTTTCAAAGGTTGCGACAAAGGCTCAGGCAACAGACGGATATCATTCTTCAACAAAGACATCGGAGTGGACTAAGGAGAACGCTTATTCAAAGCTCAAAACAATTCTCTCTGCCGGCAAGCTCCGCAGATACAAGGCAAGAGGCACACTTGTTGCCTATGTGACATCTCACATTATGGACTGCCTTGAACAGTCAACGGAGTTCACTCGCAAGATTGAGCTTACACAGATTGCAGAGGGCGGTATCGGCATTGAAACAAGAGTGACCGAGATTGACGGTTGCCCTATCATCGAGGTTATTGACGATGAGCGTTTCTACGATAATTTCAACTTTAACCCCGATGACGGCGGTTTTGAGCCTGCAACAGGCGCTCACAAAATCAATGTTCTTGTTGCTTGCGGTGAAACCTGCAAGACTGTTCCGAAGATTTCAAGCATTTACTTCTTTGCTCCCGGCTCACACACAGAGGGTGACGGCTGGCTCTATCAGAACCGTTCACTTTCCGACACATTCGTATTCCCGAACGGCAAGGACGGCAAAATTGACAGCATTTATGCCGATGTTGACACAACGGCGGTTGCGTAATGTATGCCGATTACATTGAACATCAGGGCGGAGATGAAAACAGTATTATCTCTGCCGAACACATTGATGTTCTGACTTTTAACCGCATTGATTTTGAAAAGCTTTCGGAAATGCAGAAGAGAATCATCAGCAGAGTGCATAGCAGACTTACTGCTTTTGAAGAAGAAAATGCCGATATGATTTCTTCCTACCTGAAAAGCTATTCAATCAACGGCACATCAATGGAATTTGGCGCAAGCTGGAACTTAATGTGCATCAGCGGAGTGGCAATTCCTGCCGACCTCTATGTGTTGCTAAAATCAACAGGACTTTGTTATCCTGCAATCTGAAAGGTGCGTGAAAACCGTGAAATTTCCGTCACTTGTAAAAAAGCAGTTTTGCAAAACTCCTGTCGAGGTCACAATCTACGGTGAGGGAATAACCGAGGACGGCTCTCCTGTTATCGCATTTGAGTGCAAAAACCTGTATCCCTCCGAAAATCTTTATCCGTCAAATCTTCGCTGCGGAGGCAATGCTGTATGCAATGTGCAGTCAAAGGCAAAGACAGTCTATACCAAAGAGCAGAAAATTGTTCAGGTGTCGGCTGTCTTGCTTTTTGACGGCGACATTGCCCCCGACAGCCCCACTTTAAGCGGTGGCTTTGTAATCCTTGACGGCGTAAAACGAAACATCGTACAGGGTACAAAACACCGCAACCCCGACGGCAAAGTTAATTTTACGGAATTGGATGTGATTTAATGGGATTTTCGGTATCATCAAAAATCAAACTCAATATGCCTGT